CCTGCCCGCATTGCGGCGGGCTGCAATGGCTTCGTTTTGAGCGCCTGCGCTGGGCGTCCGGGCGTCCGGAAACGGCGCGCTACGTCTGCGAGCATTGCGAGGAGCCGATCGCCGAGCGGCACAAGACCGCGATGATGGATGAGGCGTACGGCGCGGAATGGCGCCCGACGGCAGCGCCCGAGGTCATCGCCGCCGCCAGGGCGGGTGGCGTGATCGGATTCCATATCTCGGGGCTTTATTCGCCGCTCGGGTGGCTGTCCTGGGAGGAGATCGCGCGGTCGTGGGAAGGCGCGCAGGGCAACGACGCCTCGCTGAAGACGCTGAAGAACACAATTCTCGGCGAGACATGGGCCGAGAAGGGCGAAGCGCCGGACTGGCAGCGCCTCTATGAACGGCGCGAAACGTGGCAGCTGGGGCAGGTCCAGCCCGGCGCATTGGTCTTGACCGCCGGGGCCGATGTGCAGCGTGACCGGATCGAGATCGATGTCTGGGGCTGGGGGCGGAACTTACAGTCCTGGCTCGTCGATCATGTTGTCCTGGAAGGTGACACGGCCCGGCCCGAGGTCTGGGCCGATCTCAGCGAATTCCTCGGGGCGACGTGGGGATGCGCGGGTGGCGGGCGGATGGGCCTTGCCCGCCTCGCGATCGACACCGGCGACGGGGTAACGACGGATGCCGTCTATGCCTGGGTCCGCAAATCGGGTCGCCAGCAGGTGATCGCGGTCAAGGGCGTGGGCGGGTTCGACCGGTCGATGCCGGTGGACGGGCCGACCTATGTCGAGGTGACGGAAGGTGGCCGGAAGCTGCGGCGGGGCGTGCAGCTGTGGAGAGTCGCCGGTGCCGTGTTCAAGGCGGAATGGTATCGCTTCCTGCGCCTTTCCGCCCCGACCGAGGAGGAATTGGCGGCGGGCAGCGCCTGGCCGAGCGGGTTCGTCCATATCCCGCGCGGCACCACAGCCGAATGGATGAAGCAGGCGACCGCCGAGCAGCTGGTCAGCAGCAAGACAAGGGCTGGCTTCCAGCGGCTGGAATGGCAGCAGACCCGCGAGCGCAACGAGGCCCTCGACTGCCGGGTCTATGCCCGCGCCGCCGCCTGGCTGATGGGCATCGACCGCTGGGACGAACACCGCTGGCAGGGGCTGGAAAACCAGCTGGCCTCTGAGACCGGCCCCAAGGACGTGCCCCCGGCGGGGCAGCCCAACCGGGCTGCTCCCCCGACGGCCCCACAACGGCCAGCCACACCTTGGCTGGGCAGCAGAAAGAAATGGTTCTGACATGGCCTGGACGCAAGCCGATCTCGATGCCCTGAAGGCGGCCTATGCCAGCGGGACGCTGCGGGTGCGGTTCTCCGACGGCAAGGAGGTGACCTATCCGACCGGCGACGATCTGCTGCGCCGCATCCGGATTGTCGCGGCGGAATTGGCCGCAGCCAGCGCCGGGGAGCCTCTGCCTGTCGGACGCTTCACGACGTTTCGGAGGGGATGATGGCGGACCATCGGAACGGCCTGGACGGCGTGCCCTGGGGGGCGATCGACTCCGCGCTTGCCATCGTCGCACCGCGCCGGGCCGCAGCCCGCTATGCTGCCCGCGTGGCCATCGCCAACCTGCGGCGGGGCTATGAGGCGGGCGGCAAGACCCGGGTCACCGAAGGCTGGCGCGGCAGCAATGCCTCGGCGGATGCCGAAATCGCGGCGGCCGGACCCGCCCTGCGCGACCGCTCGCGCGATCTGGTCCGCAACAACGCGCTGGCAGCGCAGGCGGTACAGGTGCTGGTCAACAATATCGTCGGCCCCGGCATCCGGCCCCGGGCGGCGAGCGGCAACAAGGCGCTGAACAAGCGGGTGGATGCGCTGTGGCGGTCGTTTGCCGCAAGCTGCGACTATTACGGCCACACCGATTTCCACGGGCTCTTGAACCTCGCGGTGCGGGAAATGATCGAAGCGGGCGATATCCTCGCCCTCAAGATCGCCACGCCGCGCTGCTCCGGCAGGACCGTCCCGCTGCAAATCCAGCTGCGCGAGATTGACCACCTCGACACGGGCCGGGTGCAGGATATCGCGGGCGGCGGTTACACGGACCAAGGCATCGAGTTCGATGCCGGCGGGCGGCGCACCGCCTTCTGGATGTTCCCGCAGCATCCGGGCGGGACCAACCGCGCCATCCGACGTCGTTTCGAATCCGAGCGGATCGACGCGACCCGGGTGGCCCATCTCTTCGAACGCCAGCGGGTGCAAAGCCGGGGCGTCCCCTGGGGGGCACCCGCCATGCTGGCGCTGCGCGATCTGGGCGACTGGCAGGCGGCAGAGCTGGTGCGCAAGAAAACCGAGGCCTGCCTTGTCGGCATCGTCTTCGGCGATGACGAGACCCAAGCCTCGGTCGCGCCTGTCGTGCAGGACAGTCAGGGCAACAAGGTCGAGCAGTTCGAACCGGGCCTGATCGCCTATGCCCGGGGCGGCAAGGACATCAAGTTCAACCAGCCTGCCAGCACGGCGGGCGTCTACGAATGGAACCGCGTGCAGATGCACATCGTCGCCTCGGGCTTCCGGGTGCCCTATGCGCTGATGACCGGCGATCTGAGCCAGAACAACTTCTCCTCGAGCCGCGTGGGTCTGAACGAATTCCGCCGGATGGTCGAGCAGCTGCAATGGCAGACGGTCATCCCGATGTTCTGCGAGCCGATCTGGCGCTGGTTCATCGAGGCCGCGCAGCTGGCCGGGCTCCTGCCCCTCGACGCCGTGATCCCGGCGGAATGGGCGCCGCCGCGCTTCGAGATGGTCAATCCGCTGCAGGACGTGCAGGCCGACCTTCTGGAAACCCGAGCCGGGTTTGCCTCGCCGCAGCAGATGATTGCCAAGCGTGGCTATGATCCGGCGGCGGTGATCGAAGAATGGGCGGCCCATGCCGAGGCGACCGATGCGCTGGGCCTGATCTTCGATTCTGACCCCCGCAAGGTCAGCAAGGGCGGGAATACCCAGCCAACCGAAATTGCCGACCCGGCCACCGGCACCAAACCGACGGAGTAAGCCAACATGCCCCCCGACACTCTGCTCCTGCCCGTGATCGGGCGGGCCGCGTCCGTGCGCGCCGAGTCCATCAACCCCGAGGCGCGGACGGTCGAAATCGTCTGGACCACCGGCGCGACCGTCCAGCGTCGCCGCTGGGAGGGCTGGGACGAGATCCGCGAATACGACGAGGAGCTGATCGTCACGCCGACCGCCATCCGGCTGGAACGGATGAACGGCGGCGCGCCGTTTCTCGACTCGCATGACGGCTGGAGCCTGCGCTCGGTCCTCGGGGCGGTCGAGCCGGGATCGGTCCGGATCGAAGGTGGCCAGGGCACGGCCACGATCCGCCTGACCTCGGCCCCCGATGCGGCCGATACCGTGCACCGCATCCTCGAGAAGACCGTCCGGCATGTCTCCGTCGGCTACCGCGTCCATCGCTACGAGATCACCAAACGCGAGGGGCAGCGGGAACTTTGGCGCGCCGTCGACTGGGAGCCGATGGAGGTTTCCGCCGTCGCCATGCCCGCCGATCCCGGGGCGCATATCCGCGCTGCCGGGGGCGGACCCAACCCCGGCGCAGCCGCCCTCGCACCCTGCACACTCACCCGAAACGACACCCCCGCCGCCGATGCGGCCCATCAAAAGGAGGCAGCGATGCCGAATGATACCCTGCCTCCGGGCACCGAGACCGACGTCGTCCGCACGACGGCCACCGTCGAAACCCACGCAGCCATCAGCCCGTCCCCGGCACCCACGGCCCCCTCCGCCGACACGATCCGCGCCGAGGAGCGCCAGCGCGCGGCCGAGATCACGACACTCTGCCAGCGGCACGGCCTCGGCCTCGAGTTCGGCGCGGACCTGATCGCGCGGGGCGTGGCGCTGGACGCAGCCCGCTCGGCGATCCTCGACCGGCTTGTCGCGCAGAACCCGACCACGCGCGGGGCGGAGATCACTCCGGCGCGCGTCGGCGGGCCCTCGTCCACCGACCTCGGCTTCCGCGATGCCGTGACCGAGGCGCTGTTGCACCGCCACGAACCCGCGCGCACGCCGCTCTCCACCGATGCCCGCGA